ATGATTGTCGAGGAACTCTGGAGCCAGGCCGTTACTCTGGGTTCAGGGAATACAGACTACATCTCAACCTACGTTGACGTGTCCCCAGCCGTGACAACGGACAGGCTGGGGCTAGTGGAAGTGGCATGTGATAACTCTCCGGCTGATTGGATCAGGCTTGGACGAGTCGGTGTGGAGTGGGATACTCGGTTGCCGTAGAAAGGATTTGGCATGGCTGGAGAACGCTGTTACCTCTGCAACGAGGAAGGTTCGACGGAATATCCTCTCGTTCAATGTGGTTACGACGAGGGTGGGGAGACGTGCGACAGATGGTGTTGCAGGCTTCATCGTGTCGCTTTCGACGAAACCGATATGTGCTTACATCACCAAGGACAGATGCTGTTGCTTTGTGTAACTACGCACCTAGCAACTGTCAATGCAAAGATTGCAGACCCTCCAGTGATGACGAGCTTCTCCGACGTAACGGACGAACTAGAGGTCATATACGTGATTTTGAAGTGTCTGGGGGATCATCTGACCCAGTATAACGATGCTGTAAATCGGGGCATCAGGGACGGAAGGCTGTACGCATAATGGGAGGACGTGCGAATGGAAAACCTAGAGTTGAAGATCATCATGGCTGCGGTAACTGCGCTTGGCACCAGTATCGGGACTCTGGGTCTTGTCATTCGCTGGATGATGAAGCTCAAGAAGAACGGTGGCCATACGCCACCGTGTGAAGCGCTCAACGAAATGAGGCGAGAGTTGCTCGAAGATATCAGGCGGCTGTTCCATCGTGATGACGAAACAGCGGAGACGATTGCCAACCTGAAGACCGACGTGGAGGTCATTAAGGAAACAGGCAAGCATCACGCTAAGGGTCTGAAGAGCCTTGACGATAAGGTTGACAAGGTGCTCGACGCCCTCCTTGCCAACCGTGGAGACACTAACCCTGGCGTCGGGTGAAAGGAGCCATCATGGAAGCACCAAACGAGAACGCGAACGTAGCAGCGAGTGGAGGCATCCTCTCAGGACTCGGCAATGTGATCGAGGACCTGTACCGTGCCGCTATCTGCGCCATGCTCAAGGCGTACACGCCGAAGGGCTTCCTCACGCCGGACAAGCCCTTCAAGTTGTGGGTCACGGAGGTGGAGAACCTGCAGCACGATGAGATGCGGATTGTCATCGAAGCGCCGAAGACAGAGCTGATGCTTTGGCTTGCGGCCAACGGTCGGGTATGCGAGGAAGAGTTCATGGATGTCAAGCAGTACGTTGAGTCCATCGCAGAGAACATCCCTGTTCCAGAGGAGGGCTAAGAAATGAATTGGCGAGCTGTCGGAGTTTTTCTACTAACCTCCTTCATTGCACTGTCGGGAGTTACCCTCGGTGACGTTCATGGGCCTGGTACGACTATCGAAGTGATCCTCACGATGGTTGACGTAGAGACAGGCTCAGCTATCTCTGGAGAGACTCCGACAGCCGCCATCTTTCAGCATGCGACAGGCGACTGGCTGGACTGGGATGATATGACGTTCAAGTCTAGCGGGTGGACTCTCAAGGATCAGCCGATGTCAGAGATCGAGACGACTGGTCGGTACTCGGTTTCGTTCGACTCTACCGGGCAGGATCTTGGATGCTATGCGGCGTTCCTCACGAATACAGGAGACAATGCCAACGAGGACACGCTGTCGTTCTATATCGCAACCACGGGTCAGGGGTATGGCCAGGTGCCCATCAATCACGACTATCCGCTTACCGACTCGATGACCATCTTGGACGAAACACTGGCACCAGTAGCAGACGCCAGAGTTCGAGTCTACTCGAAGACCAACTACGATGCTGGTAGAGTGAGCGAGAACTATGTGATTGGGTCTACGACAACAGACGTCGATGGCCATTGGATCGATTTCATCTGGCTGGACCCTGCCGACTACGTCGTGGTTGTGACAAAGGCAGGACTGCAAACACAGACCGTTGACGTGACGGTCTCCGCTCCGTAGGAGGATCTTATGCCCATCATCATGCCGCCCGTCGATCCGCCCACCTCGGATACCTGGGCTACGCTAGAGTTCGGGAGTTACTATCTCAAGGAACATCCCGAAGCTGCACCGACTCAGGGAAGGGGAGTAGTTCAATCAGATCTGACTTTCGGAGAGATTCGCTCGCAGAACTGGCTGGAGCCCCAGATGATTATGTTCTACCCCGAAGAGACGGTTGCCGCCTGGACTGGCGCAGACATTCCTCCGCTAGTCAAAGACTGGGCTACCGAGCTTGCCGCGGCCTATGCCCTGCATGCTGCTGCCGCAAGCGGCCGTCTGGACCGAGCCAAGGAGTTCGAGGAGTGGATCGAGCGGATCAAAGCGATGATCCTGGAGCATCTCCGTAATGGGTGGATCATCCAGGACCCTGATGGCCAGATCATCACGGCAAGAGTGACTCCCATCGATTCGCCAACGAAGGGTCCCGTCAGCTCGTTTGCCGACAGGGAAGAAGTCTTCACCGATGAGGTGATTGAGGAAATGGTTGAGGTACATTCCAGACGGCCACGAGCGTACACGTCGGATGCGGAGGTTGACGACTACCCATGTTAGTTTTCTCGTTCCAGTTCCCCAATCGAGAGATGACGGCTGGCTTCATTCTTGCGAGGCGAGCCGTCAAGGACTTTCGGGAACCGCTGAACCTGGCTGCAGACGACTTCGAGAACGACATGGAGCAACAGTTCTCGCGGGAAGGTCGTCCCAGGTGGGCGCCCCTGCTTCCTTCCACTCTCCTGGACCGCGCGAGGAAGGGATACCCGTCTGGGCCAATCCTGGTGAGGGATGGATCTCTGAAGCGATCTCTTACCACAAAGGGAGCTGAGGGCCATATCAGGGAGATCCATAAGACCTATGCGGTGCTTGGGACCGATTACAGGACGCCAGACGGGCGCTACAACATGGCTTTGATCCACACCGAAGGGAATGAACACATGGCGGCAAGGCCCGTTATGGAGGTCTCTCAGGCAGCTCTGAAGCGAATGATGCTTCGGATTCATCAACACATGCAGAAGCAGCTTGGGACCGCATTCAAAGGGTGGGGATACTTCAATTGGAGTAGGTAATGGCAGATCGAGTGAACTGGCTGAAAAACTGTCTCGATGCGTTCTGGGCAGTGGTACAGGCAGAGGAAAAAATCGTTGATATCTTTGGCGGCAAGTGGGTCAAGAAGGATATGTCCGACGGAAAACAGCTTGCCCACGAGAGAGCGCCTTTTCTGGCCGCATGGCTTGGGGTACCTGAAGTAATCTGGTTTGCTGCAGGGTCCATGAGGGGACAGATCGAGATCAATGTCCTTGGTGTAGTTGTCAGTGGTGACAGGGAAGACTACACGAATCCCACTCAGGCTTACGTGGATTTGGCAGGATGTCTCGAGGAAGATCTGGCGAAACAGGACGGAAGCAGCATCCTGAGAAACGTTGGAAGGGTGATCGGGCTTGAAGTGATGAATCCTGCGTTCACGTATGGTAGAGATACTGAAAGGGACGAGGGGGTGTATTTCATTTCGTTCTCCGTTCGATGTAATATCGATAAGCGGCCCTCGTGTTAAAGGAGTAACCGTGGATTTGACACCGATCAAGACAGAGCAAGAGCTGGTTCACCTCCGATATGTAGGAGCGTATGGACCTCGGGCGAATACTGTGCTCGGAGAGATGTGGTGGGGAGATTGCGCCGCTGTCGAACCGAGCAAGGTCGATGACCTTCTTGAGTCTGGAGAGTGGTTGGTCCTCCGTAGAGGGCGATGCAAGGGCATCATGAGACATTCACTGCAACGGTGTGTCCAACAGGCTAAGGTTGGATCCGAGTACTGTCCGTTGCATGCAGAAGATGAAGGAAGCCTAACCGAAAGGGGTCAGGTATGACACTGGAAATTGGAGCACTTAGGTTCGCACACTTCGAAGCAGAAGCGTCCTGGGGTGCAGGCTGGGTAGGTCCTGGTCTCTGCATTCCGTTCGTGGACTGCGATCTTCGAGAGAAGTACGATAAGGCCAGGCCGAGCTGGTTCCTCAACTGGCCGAAGCGTGGTCTTGAGTTTCCAAGGCGACGGTACGTGGATGGATCGATCAACGTCCCCATGTACGCCGAGTACGCGGAAGCTGTCCTCGATTTTGCGATGGAGCGGGATACGATCGCAAACGGGTATGACCTTCTCAACTCCTGGGCGATCAAGAGGAACGACGTCAACGGCGCCATTGAGTACGCAGGGCTCAAGGCCAACCGTCTTGTCCTGAGTGCGAGCGCAACCGAGCCCGAACTCATGGCGTCCCTGGAGATGATGGGTAAGAGCGCAACGGATGCTGTCCAATTCAGCAGGGGATCGCTTCCTGTTGGACTTCCCTATCTTCTCAACGGGGCGGACATTACCTGGTACACGGATGATCTGGAGTGCCAGGTGCAGAGCATCGAAATCACCGTCGAGAATAACCTACAGCTTGCTGAGGGGCCTCTCGATGACGACTACCGCATGTGCCACCTCATCGGCGGGTTCGAGTACGTGTCGTTCAACATTGCCATGCTGTTCGACTCCGTAGCGAACAGGACAAGGCTCCGGGCGCAGTCTGAGGGCACTCTTGTGGTGTCGTTCACCAACGGGACCACGTCGCCGCAGTCGACGCTGACCATCACCATTCCGAAGTTCACGCTGGATGAGATCCCAGAGGATCTGGATCCAGAGGGCATCACAGCAGAGAACATCCCGGTGACAGCCGTGGCCAATGCATCGGGAGATCAGATCACCTATAGCGTGACACCGTAAGGAGGTAAACGTGGAAGAAAGAAGCGAAGTCGTTGAGGCGCACGAAGATGAGTCCAAGGAGCCGTCCTGGATCATCCGAGAGGACAAGCTGAAGATCAGAGTCCTATTCGAGGATGAGGATGAGTACGCGGTGATCAAAGCACTGAGCACAGCAGGTCACATCCAGCTCGATGCTCAGAGGGACAAGATGTCCAACCTTGAGTACGCCATGTCCATGGTGGACCGTACTGTCGAAGAGTGGACGCTCCGAGATCCAGACGGGAACATTCTGCCCATCCCGATCTCAGTCCCCAAGAAACAGAGGGACAAGCTGGTCTGGTCTCACGTTCCAACGAAGTATGCCCAAAGGATGGCAATTGCTGCCTCTTTGCTTGCCCACCCTGGCGGTGATGGCCTGGGGGGGGAATTAGCGAAGGCCGTAGACAAGGACGACAGTTCGTTTACGGAGGACCTGCAGGAACTCTCGTAAAGCTATATCTCGCATGTACCATCTTCACAGTTTTGCCGGCGGAGGGAGGGGTCCTCGATCAACCGTGGGTTCTGATCGAGGGCCTCTTGGGTGTTCACGATGCGTTCGAGAGCTACAAAGAGAAGAAGCGCAAGGAGGCGATGAGACGTGCCAAGTGATGCGCTAACCTTCATCATTCGTGGTAAGGACGAGTTCACCCAACTCCTGGACAAGATGGTCAAGGGAGTGAAGGGAGTAGGGGACGGGTTCAAGGGGGCTGGTGAGATGGCAACCAAGGGATTCCAGGTGGCGGGGAAAGCCCTGAAGTCTCTTGGGGACGGAGCATTGAAGGTTGCGAAAACAATCGGGAAAGGGTTCAAGACCGCATTCGATGGAATCAAGAAGGGGGCGAAGCTGGCGGCCGCAGGGTTTACCGCTGCCGTGGGAGGAATGGGGGTGGCCCTCGGGGCTGTCACTAAGTCCGCAGCGTCCTTTGACAATGCCATGCGAGAGGTCTGGACCCTTACCGATTGGAACAGGAAGCAGTTCTCAGACTGGAAACGCGAAGTCTTGGACTTCTCCACGGACTATGCGGACATGCCCACCACAGTGGCCCAGGGCTTCTATTCCCTGATCTCTGCATCGAGAGCAGGTGCAGGACAGATGGACGTCCTGCGAGCCGCAGCGGACCTCTCAGTGGCTGGTCTGTCGAATATGGACTCCACCATGGGTCTTATCGTGTCGGGCCTCAACAGCTTCCAGTGGGAGTCTGGTAGAGCGTCCGAGATGGCGGACTTACTTTTCACCACAATCAAAGAGGGTCAGACCCGCATGGTGTGGCTGGAGCAGTACCTCACGAAGATGTTTGGCCCCATGGCTACCCTCGGAATGGATCCAGGGAAGGGCCTGGCTGCATTTGCGACAATGACTGCCGCGTTGGGCGAGAAGATGAATCCCACAGCCGTGACAGCCATGTCCAATGCAATCTCTCAGCTCTATTCCTTCAAGCCGTCGAAGGATACCCCTGAGTGGCTTGCCAATCTCATGGGGACTGTCCAGGGCCAGGAGTTCGATCAGGCCATTACAACCATCAAGGAATTTACCGACACGCTTCCGAATGCACAGAAGCGGTTTGCTGCACTGACTGAGATTGCTGGTGGTAAGAGGGCAGGGCTTGCCTTGGGCGTTCTCATCAACAACTTCGATATGTTCCAGCAAAAGCTGGATGCCTTTGCGAACTCAGCAGGTGCCTCTGGTGAAGCCACAAGGAAGATCAAGGAAGGACTGACCTATCAGGTCAAGATGCTGTGGTCCAATGTCGTGGCATTATCCACTGGGATTGGAGAGGTGTTCCTGCCCGTCATCACTAGAGTTGTTACCAAGTTGGGTGAGTGGCAGAAGCAATTAGCCCAGATCGATTTCAGCTCGATCTGGGAAGGCCTCTTGTCCGGGGGCGAGGAAACTGTTCCGAAGGTCCAGGAGCTATTTGCGTTCATAAAGCAGGAGTTTATGACGGGGCTGGATCCGACGAGTGCGATCGGCTCGTTGGTATATGCCCTGTTCGGAACCATTCAGAAGGTGGCTGGCTCGATTTGGAAACCTCTTGAAGTAGAGTTTGGCTTAGTTGTGGACTCCATGATGGTAAAGCTCCAGGCGGGTTTTCTTGAGACCGTTGCAATGTTTGTCGATGAGATGAGCAAATCTTGGGCTGGAAGGCGAATGGGATTCACTTCGGAATCTGCAAAGGCGCTCAGAACTAGAGCCCAGGCCACTCGCACCGTGTACGAATACGACGAACCCAAGAGAGCGGCCATCAGGGAAGAGGCGTGGAAGACGTTTGCAACTGAGATGCAAGCTCTTCCTGGATTCCTTGAGGGTGAACTTGGAAATGTTGGGCAGCAGGTAAGTGAGGCCATGGAGGGACTTACCCAAAGACTTAGCCAGTTCATGATCGAGGAAAAGACAAGGGC